TCCATCCACATTCCAATCACGTTCACGGATGGTTTAATAGTGTAAAGTTTCATAAAAAGATTTATTATCAGAGTTCATATGAACTCGGATTTTTGAAATTTTGTGAAACGTCCGACAAAATTTGTTCTTTACAACGGCCCGATTTTGTGATACCGTACGTGGACAATCAAGGAAAAGACAGGGTTTATAACCCCGATTTTCTGATAAATGGTAAAGTGTTAACGGAAATAAAACCGAAAAGTATGATGAAATACAATAATAACACGGAGAAAGTAAGAGCCGGAAAAAGTTATTGCGAACGCAAAAAATTTGAGTTTAGATTGTTGACGGAGCAGGAACTAAAACAGGTATCGAAAATGGTATGGAATGGCTGAAAAACAGCGTAGTATATTTAACGAAAGTAGGAAGTCAATCATATGGATTGGCCACCGAATTGTCTGACCTAGACCTGAAAGGTGTATGTATTCCTCCTCGTCATGTCGAAAACAACCTTTTCCAGAGATTTGAACAGGCGGAAAATCCTTCGTTTGTGAGTGAGATTTACAATCATCTGAAAAATCCGAAAAATCCTAAATTGGAAAGCACTATTTACTCGTTGCGTAAATTCTTCATATTAGCCGCAAACGTCAATCCAAACATTATTGAGTTATTGTGGACAGACCCCGTTGATCGTTTAGTTGTTCAACCGCCATTTGATAAAATAATATATAGGCGGGAGTTGTTCCTATCGACTAAGGCGAAATTCACTTTTTTGGGATATGCCTATAGTCAATTAAAAAAGATCGAGCGGCATCGTAAGTGGATCGTTCAGGGTGAACTTGTTCTACCCAAGCGAGAAGAATTTGGTCTTCCGCCCATCATGTCTCGTGGAACTGAGGAAGTTTTCAGTTACATCAAGGCAAGAGTGGAACAGTGGAACCTCAATCAGTTTCCGCTTGAAGAGTCAAGCCGTGCTGATTTGAAAGAAATCATCTGGGAACTTATCTACGAAGTTTCTCAAGTGGATGTTTCGTGGGATAATTGGCCGGATGTTTATGCCGATGCGGCGGTCAATCAAATGGCCAGTGAGATGAACCTTTCGGATGAAGTGGTTCAACTCATCAATGCCGAGAGAGCATATTTCAAGGCCAAGAAAAACTACGAGAGTTGGCTCCGCTGGAAGGCAGAGAGAAATCCTGCTCGCCGGGAGTTGGAAGTGAAATCTGGTTATGATACCAAACACGCTTCCCACTTGGTTCGACTCATGCGTATGGGCTACGAAATCTTGACGGAAGGAAAAGTCATCGTCAAGCGACCTGACGCCGAAGAGTTATTGTCCATCAAAAACGGTGGCTGGAGTTATGAGAAGGTCATGGAGTACGCCGCTGTCATGGACGTTAAGCTCAAGGAAAAGTATAAGGAAATCGAGGCAGATCGTAAGGCAGGCAAACCTGTCAAACTTCCACGAGAAGTTAATTACGACGAGCTTAACAATCTCTATCACGCACTTAGCGAAGATTACCTCTCCGAACAGGGGAGGTAATCCCTTTTTATGAAGCGAGTTATTTACAAACGGTTTCGCCAATGCCACCAGTGGAAATCCACTGATTCTCTGAAAGTTATTGAAAGAGAAATATCTAAACTTACACCGGGAGACGTTCTGGAAATTGAAATCGATTGCCCACATAAAAATACGTGGGTAGATCAAGGCATTAAAATCTGTAAGGAGTGCGGAGCACATTTGGAAGTAACTAGCTGGAGAGATTAGCGTATGGCAAGAATAAAATCCACAGATTTCGTTTCTGACGAGGCCAAACGAAAAGCGCAAACCGATGCTTTGGGTGCCCTTCTGGATGTTTTTGTCAAAGAAGTGGGAGCGAAGATTTTCACGAAATTGCAGGACGGGTACATGGGGTGGGACGACCCAAAAAATAGAGATCTTCTTAGACGAAAGCTCTTGACAAATTTCGAGAAGGATGATATGGTCGATGTCGCAGCATTAGCCATGTTCTTGTGGAATCTGAACGACAAGACACCAGTATGAAGATTTTTTGGAAAATATCGATTTTTTATCTATTGACATAATAGTTATAGATATGAAATTAACAGAACACCAGAGGAATTGTCCAGAATGTGGAATGCGGCTTTATTATGCTTCATTGAAAGGGCTAAAGGTCGCAACAAAACTAAATCGTATTTGTAAGGTATGTTCAAATACAGGAGAACGAAATCCTCATTTCGGAAAACCCTGTTCTGATTATTCAAAAGAAATAGTTCGCCGAACCCATTTGGGAAAAATCGTCTCGGAAGAAACCAAAGAAAAAATGAGATTGAACGTTCTCGGCGAAAAAAATCCCATGTTTGGATTAACGGGGTCATTGTGTCCCAATTTTGGCCGTCAATGCTCAGATGAACACAAACAGGTATTGCATCAGTTCAAATGGGGAGTTCCTATTAGTCAAGATCACCGAGATAAAATAAGTAATGGATTAAAGGGACGAGTTCAATCTCCGGAGACTCGTAGAAAAATGCGATTATCAAAAATAAATCACATTATAAAACGAAATGGATCTATCGCCCCCCGATACAATAAAACGGCGTGTCAATATTTTGACCAAATGGAGAAATCACGAGGATGGGACGGCCTATATGCAACAAAGAACGGGGAGTTTTATGTGAGTTCATTAGGTTATTTCGTGGACTACTATGAACCTCACAAAAATGTTGTGGTTGAATACGATGAACCAAAACATTATAACGTTGACCACACTTTGAAAAAACGGGATGTCATAAGGATGACAGAAATTATCGAACACCTGAAATGTGGATTTTATCGTTACAACCAACTCACGGGAGAATTCAAACAATATGCCTAAATATTCCAAAGATAACCTTCCTGAATATGTTATTCACACGGATAACAAGGTGTGTGGATTTTGTGGGATATTTGAGTTTTTATCGAATTTCTTTCCGTGTAAAGTTCATTACGAAGGGCTAGATTATCCCTCGGTCGAAAATGCGTATCAAGCCGCTAAATGGCCAGAAAACAAGCGTCAAGAATTTACGTTGATATCCGCCGCACAAGCAAAGAAACTTGGCAAAAAGGCCCCCAAGTTCAATCAGAAAGAATGGGACGAGAAGAAGTACAATGTCATGGCTATTCTGGTTCTCCAGAAATTCCTGATGAACCGAGAGCTTAAAGAAATGCTTCTTGCCACCGAAGATGCTTATCTGGAAGAAACCAATCATTGGGGTGATACGTGGTGGGGAGTCAATGAAGACGGGGAAGGCAAAAACAATTTAGGACACATCCTTATGGGTGTAAGAGAAACAATAAAGAAAAACAAATTATAATAAAGACAGGTAACAAATAAAGAAAGGTAACAAATGAAAGTTGATATCGAAGAAGTCCAGCACGTACTTGAAGAACGCAAGGTTCCCAACGCCACCGACATTATCAAAGACCTTCAACAAATTCTCGAAGAACTGAAAGCCGAGAAGGAAGCCGAGGCCGAGGGTAAACCAAAGTATGAATATGTTGTAGTGGTTCTTGACCCAAGTGGTGAACTTAAGGCCCAAAAGAAAGACGAAGTTCTTTCGGCATTTGTTGTTCAGCAAGAAGAGGGGGAGGATGCGGGGTTGGTTATGTCGAAAATTACCGATGCCGCAAAGCTTCAAAACGAAGCCGCCAAGAGGAAAAAAGACCGCTTCAAGAATTTGAGGGATATTTTCGGTGGTCTCAAATCCAAGTTTCTGAAAGAAAAGAAACTCAAGATTAAGACCAAGGAACCCGTTCGTATTATTCTCACTACTGGACAAAGCGTATGAAGTTAGAGCACGCTCCTTTACCGGATGGCACTAAAAACGAAACGGATACGGACAAATTGCCCGATGTTCCCGCTTCTTTATTGGAGGCGGCTGAGAAGTTTCGTTTGGAATGTAACAAATACAAGCGTCAATTTTTCCTGACAGTCAATATCGACGATTCCGTTGAGGGAAAGAGTTATACTTTCTGGAGTTTCCTGAGCGGAAAAATGACTCCTCCCTCTCTTTTGGAGTCGGGAGAAAGAAGAACATTATCTCCCGAAGAAGCTAATGCGTTTTATCGTATGATACACAATGGCGTGCTCGGTGTTTCGGGTGGGAGATTTATGGTCATTGGAGTTCCATTTACACGATCCGATACGGAGAAACCAAATGACGGACAAGGAACTACTGGAGCAAGTTAAAGCTCGGGAAGAACTAGAACAGCGGGGGGTATACCCGAGAAAAATGTTCTAATTGTAACGGGACGGGGTGGTTTGTTAATACGAAATCTTATTATCCCCCAAATGAACCGTGCTCTACTTGTGATGGTAAAGGATACCGATGGAAAGGACCATTATGCTGAAATGTATCGAAATGAATGAAAGATGAGGTTTTTGTACGGCGGGGTGATATGTATTGTATATGACAACATCGTCCTGCCGTTTTTGTAAAACAAAGGTTATTCGAAATGGAACTCACCCCGCCGTTTTTTGCAGTGTGGCATGTAAGGCGGAATGGCAAAAAACACAAAAACCAGTAACGAAAGAATGGTTGGTTCAAAAATATTCGGTTGAGTTATTGAGCACTTATCAGATTGCCACTCTTGTTAACAGGAACCCAAAACAAGTTTGGCATTGGCTTAAAGGATATAATATTCCACTCAGAACCGTTGTAGAAGAGTTAGAGAAAAATGCTTACAGGAAACGGGTAAGTAATGGAGAAGTTCCTCCGACAATGCTTGGAAAACATCATAGTGATTCAACAAAACAATTACTATCAGTTCAACGGAGAGGAATCATTCCCTCTCATATTTGTGGTAAGAATAGTAACTTGTACGGAAAATATGGATCTCTGAATCCTCAGTGGAAAGGCGGGGTTACTCCTGAGCGTGAAAAATTTTACAAGACACCAGAATGGAAATCGGCTCGCAAAGTTGTGCTTAAACGGGATGACTTCAAATGTGTAGAATGTGCCGTTCCTATTTCTTCCATAATAGTTGGGGGCGTCAAAACGTGTAACTTGTGCATACATCACATTGCATCTTTTGCGGAACATAAATCTCTTCGATGCGATCCCAATAATTTAGTGCTTCTTTGTAGGAAGTGCCATTATTGGACGCATTCCAAGAAAAATTCAAATCGAAAATATTTGTTATGAGTAAAATCTATTTAGGAGATTGCCGGGACGTGATGAAATCACTTGATGGAGAATCGGTCGATGTAGCAATTACCTCGCCTCCATATAAAGACGCCGATCATTATTCGGAGGAATTAATGCGGGGTGCGTTTAGGGAAGTGTATCGGTTGCTGAAACCAAACACGCTCTTCTTCCTTAACTTTGGGCATTTAGCCGCAGACAAGTTTCGCCCATTCCGTACCTGCGAAATCGCCATGGACATGGGATTTCAATTGAACGATACAATCGTTTGGAAAAAAAATCATTACAAGCCCATTCAGGGAAACAAACGCCTTAACAATCTAACAGAGTTCATCTTTCTTTTGTATAAGGGAGAAATGCCGATGCTCAATCGTTTGAATATCGGCATTCCCTATGCGGATATTAGCAATGCCAAAAGATTTGCTGGTGGAAGAAATCTAAAATGTCGAGGAAATCTTTGGGAGATTGATTATCCAACTATCAATTCCAGTGAAGACAAACCACACCCTGATATGTTCCCGCCAGAACTTCCTGAAACGTGTATCAAGCTTTGTGGATATCCTGTAAACATTGTTTTGGACCCGTTTGGGGGGTCTGGGACAACCGCCGCTGTAGCAAAGTCCATGAAGAAAGAATATATTATCATCGAAAAAAGGCCGGATATTTTTGAAGACCTGCGTAGATCGCTTTCAGATGAGCCAACGACATTTTAACGTCAGATAGCTCAATAACTTATATTAAAGAAAATTGCGTTTCATGCTGCACTTTTTGTAACTTTGCAAAAAACACCATGTCCCCAAAAGAGTTTTACGCATTTGTGAAACGGCTTTATGAACACCTTCGAGGGACGGGAAAGTTTAAGGAACTTTCGGCGAATCTTGCGGCTTCGGATTCGCCTTCCTAATATCCGCCATCATTTTCTCTTTACACTCGGGACATATTCCATGGGTGTCGTCGGACCCACCGAAATGCCCCATGTCTTTTTTACACCAAGCACAAATGCGTCGTGCCTCAATCAATACTTCTGTGAGGCACTCTTTGATTAACGCTCTAAGTTCGGCTTGTGTCATTATACACCGGGATTGGTGTTAGGAGTAGGAATAGGTTCGTTTACTTTGTAATATCTACTGACAACGTGGCGAATGTCATCAAACAACACCCCAAGTTGTTGCTTTCGAACATAGCATTCCTGCGCCAGTTTTTGAAGTTGCTGAACTTTCTTGGAACATTCTTGAAAGTTCTGCTTAATGATGTTTTCCTGAAAAACGTCCCCGCCTTCATTAACAGCGTACATCTCGGCTAGTTTCATAAACTCGCCAATGGCTTGTGCGGCATCCATGATTTTTTGTTCGTCTTGGAACGCCGACCCGTATTCATTAAACATAAGAGCCATCTCTTTGAGTTGGCGCTTCATTTCCGGCGTCATTTGTGGTGTTTGGGGCTGTCCAATCTTGTTTGAAATTTGGTCCATGCCTTCAACAATTTTTTTCAGCGAAAGTTCCGTTGTCTTTGGTAGCTTCATATGGATATAAATAGGTTTGAATTTTGAATTTAACTTCTTTCCTTGTCGATTTCTGGCTGTGGATAATGGTCAAAGTATTCAATGACTTGCTCGAAATCATTGAAAGCCTTTGATCCTCGCTCAGCATCTTCTACCACAAAGCACTCGCCCTGTGGAACTTTCTTTTTATAAACCCGTATCTCCGGGCTTTTCAAAGACATTACATAGTCGCCGTCGAATTCAAACCCCATGGTTTTCAAATGATCGGCATCAGCCCATTTCCAATCATCAATATTCACGAGATCGTTTTTTTGGTCGTCGGCAAGGGTATGTAAAATTTCCAAAAGTTTCATGTTATGCCTTAGTGTGATAAACGGCCTGTAGGAAATTGGTTAAGATTTCAGATCCTTCTTTGTCATCAATCGGAATTGATTTGATAATTTTGATTTCGTCTCCCCCGCCCTGTTCCATCATTGGTTGTTGTGGCTGTTGTGGCTGTGGTTGCGTCGGCGGTGTTCCGGTTTGTGGAGGGGCACCCGATTGTGGTTCTTCAGCAGGCGGTTCTTCTGGTTGATCTTCACCCGCTCGGACCTTTATCAAAGCAGTATAAACAAATTGACCGTTTGGCTCTTTGAGCTTTTTAACGACAATCGTACTGTTGTTTGTATAATCATCTGATTTGCTATATTGGACTTTGAATTTGTCGTGTGCCGTCGGTTCGACTTCATCAAAACTTTGAATAGCTTGGTTTTCTTTTGGAGTCAATTCAAACCCACGATACATTTTCAGAGTTTGATCAAAATCCCCGTGGGCTGTTTTTGTACTGGCAATAACGTTTGGAGTTGCGGATTCTTCTTCTTGAAGGCTCATTGATTTTTGAATTTCTTTCAGTGCTTTCAGAATTCTTTGTTTAGCATCCGATCCACATTCTTTTAACCCACATTCCTGCATCAAGAAATCCTTCACGTCTTCTGGGTTCATAGATGCAGCGGCTTCTCCTGCTTTTCCGGATTTAGGAGTTTTGCCCCGTTGCATGTTGTGAACGACCCACATGAATTTACGTTGACGGTTTGATTTTGCACTCATTCATTATAAATAGGTTTCAATTTTGGGTTTCGTTACTTCCTTTTTCTTGTATTTATTCCAATTGTTTTCCCAAATATATCTAATCTCATACCCCATCTGTTTAAGTTTTTCAAACCGTTCAAACGTGGTTATATAAAGTTCTTCGAACGTTTTTTTAACTTTTGCATTAATGGCCTGCCGATTCTTAAATATTTCTGGGTTTCCGTGATAATAATCTCCCAAAAACTCATAAATAACGTTTTCGTTAATCCCATCTACAATATATTTTTTAACTGGAACGTTTCGATTCGTAATACCAATATAATCTAAAAATTCATTTTCAATATAGGATTTTGCGAAAGTAGCTCTCTTAATACTTGCAGCCGCTCTGCACGAACGACTACAAATTTTCTGTTTTTTCGTTTAAGATCATCTATTTCTTTGTGACATTCAAAACAATACGATAATTGATGTTTGGCTCGGTGATGTTTATCATAACATTCCCTAGAACACCATTTACCGTATCCTTTATTATAACGAGAAATACAAACGGAAATTTTTCGACGGCATACTAAACATTGACGAAGCACCCCGCCGCCTTTCCAGTTTGGGTTTTTATCTCCAGAATGACCCTTTAATGAATTTGGCCCTCGATTTTTTTCGCTTATTTTTATTCTTCCGTTTTCGGTTAAATAGTTTTGTGGGTCTTTGTCTCGGCACTCCAAGCTACAAAATCGTTTTCTTATCACGTCTCTATTATTATGTAGAAAAAGCTTCACACCACAAACTTCACAATATTTTTCAATTGTCCTAAACATTGATTTTATTTTCATGGTATCGTTTAAGATTTTTTTGTTTAATTTCATTTCGGTTTTTTTCGTAATACCGCATAAACGCCTTGTTTCTGGCTATTCTTTTTTCCTCGTCGGTGAAATATTTTCGTTTTCTTCCCATACTGATAAATATTAGAAAAAAATAAGAAAAGCATTTTTTCATAATTAAACACATTGGTTAACTAAAACACGTAAAAAAAGATTTTTTGCGTTTTAGAAAATCTCCCGATATTTATTATACAGAAAATGCAGCTTCTTCTATAAGCCGCCACACTAACAAAGTGTAAATCTTCATTGGACTTCTAATAAGTTCAGAAACCGTAAGGAAACAACCAATTATGGATAGCAATCTCTTGAAAGAGGCAATCGCCGACGCAAAGGCTGTTCGACAAACCGCTCTGGCAAATGCCAAAGCCGCTTTGGAGGAAGCATTTGGTTCACGTCTTGAGGCGATGTTTGCCCCCAAACTTGAAGAGGAAACGGCAGATGCCGTTGCTCCTGCTGCTCCCACTGCTGCTCCTGCCCCTGCTGCTCCTGCTTTAGAGCAAGAAGCCGCAGTCAACGAAGCAGACATTGAGGAAATTATAGCAGAACTTGAAAAAGAACTTCCACAAGGAGGCGCACCTGTTCCTCCATCGCCAGAAGGCGTTCCACCTGCCCCACCTATGGCTCCTCCAACGGACCCAATGGCAGCAGACGCAGGCGCAGTTCCACCTGCACCACCGGCCCCTATGGCTCCTCCAACGGACCCAATGGCGGCAGGCGCACCAGCACCAGCACCAGTTCCCCCAACTCCAGAAGAAGAAATGGATGAGGAAATTGATGTCAATGAACTATTGGAAAGCTTGAAGAATGAAGAAGAGGAAGAAGATGAAAAACAAGAACAACTCGATGAAGGTGTTCCTGTCAATACTTCTGGAATTGGTGGGTCCGATAATAAGGAACCATCGACCGACGCCAGCAAATCTTCTCATATTGAATCATCGGGACAGTCTGTTGATTCAGCAACCGTGGGCACCCCAGATTATGAAAAGAAATCCTCTAAGGATGCCACAGTTGGTTCAAAACGTCCAAATCAAGCAAAAAATGCTACTAAAACAAACCTTTCTACTCCCGGTGGAGCCCTGAAAGAAAATACGGGTGCTCCTTCGACCCCCGGTTATCCGGAACAGGCAAAGAAAACCTCCGGTGGTAAGGATGCAACTGAAGGCGTTGATCGTCCAAATCAGGCCGAACACGCAACCAAGGACAACCTTGAGACCGTTCCTTCTCCTTTGAAAGAAGAGAACGAACAACTGAAAACTCAGTTGAAAGAAGCAGAGGAAGCACTTAATTACCTCCGTCAACAGCTTAATGAGATCAACTTGCTGAATGCCAAACTTCTCTACACGAACAGACTGTTTAAGGGATACAGCATGGATAATCAGAAGAAAATGAAGATTATCGAAATGTTTGATCTGGCAAAGAACGTTCGTGAAGTTAAAATGACCTATGCGGTTATCGCTGAGTCCCTCAATTTCGGTGCAGACTTTCAGAGGAAGACCTCCCCTAAAGTTCAAAATATCACCGAAGGCATGGCGAGCAAGCCCATAGCCGGAACAGCACCAAATAAGCAAATCATTGCTGAGAGTGCCAAGTCCGAAATGGTGTCGAAATTCCAACGACTCGCAGGAATTCGTAACCAGCAACCAACAACCAAAAAGTAATGCGAGAGAAAATAAAGGATATCGTATATGGATAACGTAAAAGAACTACTGACCAGTGCGCTCGATCCTCAAGCTCGCTTGAAGCAGGAAACCCGTGGACTCGTGTCCAAGTGGGATAAAACCGGACTTCTTGAGGGACTGAGAGACGATATTGCCAAGAGCAATATGGCCGTGCTGCTCGAAAATCAGGCGAAACAACTTATCGAAGAGTCATCCGCTACCGGAACCTCTGCGAACAGTGAACAATGGGCTGGCGTGGCACTGCCACTCGTCCGTCGTGTGTTTGCCGAAATTGCTGCTAAGGAGTTTGTCTCCGTACAGCCCATGAATCTGCCATCGGGTCTCGTATTCTACTTGGACTTCAAGTATGGTTCGAACTCTGGCGTGTTCACTAAGGACTCATCTACCAACTATCAATCACTGTTCGGTGGTGTTAGCGGTAGCTCTGCCTATGACCCATGGAAGCTTGGTTCAACCAATGCTCCTGTAAACGGTCTCTATGGACCGGGACGATATGCCTACACTGTGAATGACCGTATCATCGGTGACATTGCTTGTACGGTAGCATCAACCTCATTTGCCGATATCAACTTCGACTCTGGTAATTCCAATGATCCAGTAGTTGCAAGTTTGTCTGCATCCTATGCGGCTGGTAACCTTCGTACCATCACCACCGTTGGTTTTGGTGCATCGTCACTCACGAACTCGGGCTCACTGCCTGATTTCAACGCCGTTCGTTCATTCACCGTTAGCGCCTCTGTGGCTCCCGACACAACCTTGGTAACTTGGTTCCCCGGCTTCACCCGCTTCAGCGGTACTGAAGTTGTATTCGTGGTATCCGCCTCGGCCAAGGGCTTCAGTGTTGGTGGAGCAGGCGAGCACTCGCTCACCGCTTCTATCAATTACTCAGTCCAGCCAACCGATTCTACTCGTGGCGACTTTGAAGATGCTCCATTGCCCTCGGGCTATGCAGACAATAAACTGACTGACGGTACTGGTCTCAACCGAGACATCGGTATCCCAGAAGTCAACCTCGAACTGAAGTCTGAACCTATCGTGGCAAAGACCCGTAAGTTGAAGGCTGTTTGGACCCCAGAATTGGCACAAGACCTCAACGCCTACCACTCGGTTGACGCTGAAGCCGAACTGACCGCTCTGTTGTCTGAGTACGTGTCCATGGAAATCGACCTCGAAATCCTCGACATGCTGATTAATAACGTTCCTAATATCAATAAGGAACGCTGGAGTGCAGTGCTCAACCGTGAAATCATCAAGACGGGCGTCAATACGTATGCTGTTCAGGATACGACTGTAGCCGGTACTGGTGGTTATTACACCAAGGCAACTTGGTACCAAACCCTCGGAAATAAGATTCAAAAGGTATCTAACAAGATTCACCAATTGACTCTCCGTGGTGGTGCCAACTTCATGGTAGTCGGCCCAGACGTGGCGACCATCCTCGAATCCATCCCCGGCTTCGTGGTCAACACCGATGGTGACTCTGCCAAATTCGCAATGGGCGTCAGCCGAGTCGGAAGCTTCGCTTCTAGATTCCAAGTGTATAAGAATCCTTATATGCAAGAAAACCTGATCCTCATGGGCTTCCGTGGAAATAACTTCCTCGAAACCGGTGCGGTGTATGCTCCATACATCCCACTCATCCAAACGCCTCTGGTCTATGACCCTGTGAATTTTACGCCTCGCAGGGGCGTTATGACCCGTTATGCAAAGAAAATCGTCAGACCAGAGTTTTACGGGTTGGTGTACGTGGCTGACACTGACAGAGTATAACCATAACTAACTAATCACAAAGGACTTCCGAGAGGAAGTCCTTTTTATTTTCCCACACAAAACTATACCATAGAATCCCAGAAATTTCGAAAGTTTTGAAAATTCTTGACATTTCCATTATATTCTGATATATATGGTATAGTATGAAAAGTGGCATATATAAAATCACAAATGAAATTACCGGAAAGTTTTACATTGGTAGTGCAAAAGACATAGATTGGCGGTGGTATGAGCACAAACGAGATCTTCGTTTAAAATCACATTGTAATCCCAAACTCCAACATTCGTGGGATTTTTATGGAGAAGATAAATTTACTTTCACTGTTTTGGAAGAAGTAGAACCCACCCAAGAAAAACTCTTTGAAAGAGAACAATACTACCTCGATACTTTCAAACCTTATATTCGAGGGATGGGGTATAATATTAGTCCTACGGCATCGGGGGGCGACAATATTACATACCATCCAGATAGGGACGCCTTTATTCAAAAAATGTCTGGTATATCTTCTGGAGAAAATAATCCTATGTTTGGACGAACACACTCCAATGATACTATTGGAGAAATGAAAGAAAAGGCAAAAGGACGGTTTACACTTGAATGGTTTATTGATAGATATGGGAAACGAGAAGGGAAAAAACGGTTCATGTCCAGAAACCATATGCTGAAAAATAGAAAAATAAACTATAGTTACAAGAATATAAATAAGGGGAATCGTGTGGGGCCAATGTCGGATGCATCTAAACACAAAATATCGAAAACCAAACTTCGAATGAGAGAAATAAAATCGTTTCTTATTGCGGATATTAAATCCGACCGATTTACTCTCAAAATGTTGACAGAAAAGTATAATGTTGGAATAAACGTTGTCAAATATTACAAACGAAAACTTAGGAAAGAAGGCAAGATATGAAATGTTTTTGGATTATTGAGAACTTTGTCAAGGAACCCTCGTACAAGGGATTGATTGATGCGGCTCAGGCTTTGGGTTATCCGTTGCTATCAATCACGGGTGATTATAAAAAAGAAATGCTTCGGGCCGTTACCAGCAAATGCGTGATTCTTAATGGTTCCATTAAAATGGTCAAGCTCGTCAAAGAGGCCCTTGATGACGATTGTTATCCAATTATCTATTGCACGTTTGAGAAGTATCTTTGCACCGCTTATTACCCCCATTTTGGGCCATATCTTTTTAACGACAAATATTGCTTGATGCCACTCAAAGAACTGATTCGTCAGAAATACGATGTCTGGGGACATTATGGTAAAGACGCATTGATTTTTGTGAGACCCAACTCGGGAGAGAAGCTTTTCCAAGCAGGATTGGTTGATATTATTGATGCAGACCGTCTTCTAGAAGCCAATAAAGACATTGAAACCGAACTGGTGTTAGTCTCCTCGCCTAAAAATATTCTTTGGGAAGGACGATTTTTAGTATCCAAGGAACGGGAAATCATTGCCTATTCAACATATCGGTTCCAAGGGAATGTTTCAATTATCCCCAGTGTTCCTCCCGAGACTCTTAAGTTCTGCAAGCGGCTCCTAAACACCATCAAGTATTATCCGGATTCGGTATTCTGTTTTGATATCTGTCAGGACAGTGACGGGGAACCATACCTTCTTGAGTTAACTTCTTTTTCCAGCGCAGGATTATACGCAATGGATTACAAGGCTGTGGTTCAAAAGGTTTCAGAAATCGCTGAAAGAGAGTATTCTTTACATCTGGCATGATATTTATATATGAAATATCATGTCCACATATCGAGACCTTATAAATGAAATCTACATCCACGGGTACGAACTAGCCGAGGATGCGCCAACGTTTCGGGTTCCTGAAAATTTTGACCGCTTTGGCAGGGGGAAAGGATGGGAAGCATATCGTGGGGGAAATGATTGGGAAAATGGAACTACGGGGGTAGCGATTTATCTTAATCCCGAGGGGTATAATAAAGACATGGCTCGTATCTGGTTTGAAGTCAAGTTTCCTTCACATCTCGAAGAGTATGTTAGTTCCAGCAAACATTGGAGTTCTCCTTCATCTAAAGCGGTTAAAAAATGGGGAGATAAAGCCGCTCGGCGTTGGATGCGTGAGACAGTTAATATTCGACGGGCGACAAAACAATTTCACGGTGCCCATGACGGGTATCCTCGGGAATGGGTCGAACGAAAAACTTGGAAAGAGTGTTTTATGCTTGCACTTGAGTCCGAGAAAATGAAGCCCTTTGTGAAAAAATGGGGGGTTGACAAAACCAAATGGGTTGGGATGAAACGTTGTAATCTGAACGAGTCTGGGTTGCCTTCTAAATACTGGTGGATGGATAGAAACGGAGAACTCATTCCGGTTGGTCCGGAACAACACGCTCCGATGGGAAGACAAATACTTGGGCTTCCCAGTTCGGCAGGTGTTTATCAAGAAATGTATGACGAGGGATATCTTCGAGTAGCTTTCACGGGATATTGGGGTTCTTACCAAGTAGAAATAAATCACGATCCACATAAGAAACCATCGCTTACACAATGGAGAGCCCTGAAAGATTTGGCGATTGAAATGGGAGCGGAGGCGGTTCGAGATAATACGGATGGGAAATTGGTTCGAGTAGATGAAAGTCGTTTACTATTTGAGAACTTTCACGAAAACAAAGAGTGGTTTATGTATGAGGGAGCCAACACAATCACCGCAGTTTTCGAAGATAATTCACGTCAAACATTCAAAGTTCATTTCAGGGATAATCGAATTCGAGATGATAGAGACAAACACCGAAAACGTGCTGCTTCGACGTGGAAACGATTGGCAATGGAAATTCGTAAATCTGCTGGATTAAACAGAGCGGGGAATCCAATTGTTATTCCTTGGCCGGAATGTTTCCAACGAGCCCTTCAAGACCCTCTTATGAAGGAATACATTGACGATTTGAGAGCCGTACCTATATTCGAATCATGGATGCCAATACAAAACTATTGGTTGGCTCCAAATGGAATAGCAACAAAAGTTATCTCTCATGAACAGGGAGCATCTTCTATTTTACGAGCGGCGGGGAAAGAAGTTAAAGGTATGCGGGAAGCCTATGCGGGAATGTATCAAAAGGGATATGCTCGTATAATTATTGGAGATATGGCCCACCCTCTTATCGTCGATACCGGAGACGACGCAATGCCAAAACTTACTAAGGCACAACGTCAATGGGTTGAAGACCGTTCTTTCGATCTTGGGCTTGATGGGGAATACAGCAATGCATATGGACGAACAATGCAATTAGAATCGGGTGCGCTATACGAAATGACCTATGACGAACTTCGTCAGAGTATGAAAAACTATAAGACGAAATCCGATTTGCGTAAAGGAACTACTACTGGGTCGGAAGATCGAGAACGGGGGGCAAGAAACGTCAATGTCCGATCTTTAAGGGTTATTAGCACTGTAGGGAAAGACGGGGATGAACACGAGACATCAATGTTCAGTTATAAATCCAGCAATCCGTCGGGAGACCCAAGAAAGGCACACCGACGATGGCAGGGACATATTCGATTTATAGGAGGTTCTACCGACGGGGTGGTGGCCTCTCCAAAAGATAAACAGGATGTGGAAGTAAATTGTACTTGCCCAGATTACAAATATGTTTGGGCAAAGGCAAACTCAGATGCCGATGCGGGGGAAACTGGGAAAACGACTTCTGTCGGCATAGAACCGAAGTCAATGCAATACAAAACCCAAATAGCTCCCGGTGAGAAAAAGCCCGTAAATATTTTTGAGGTCACAGATGATTATGGCATTCAACAGGGAGAGCCGGTAGATGTCGATAAACGATGGAAATTTCAAGGGGGGAACACCAATAACGGAACATATGGAAAACGCATTCGCAATCCCCAAAATACACCGGGACTCTGTATTGCAAAAGGAGAACTTGTTTCAACAAACCGGGGGTTTATACCTATTGAGAATATCATTAAAGATGATATGGTTTGGACGCTAGATGGGTGGAAAAAAGTAATAGCATCACAACAAACAGGAACCAAATCGGTTATAGAAATAAAGTTAAGTTCGGGTAATTCTATAAAATTAACTCCCGAGCATAAAGTTCTCTGTTTTAACGAAGAACGAGGAATTAATTGGATTGAGGCCAAATTGTTAACTTCAAAAGATTTTCTTTGTTTGTCTTTTCCCTTTGATGTATTGCCTTCACGAGAAACAATAGATATTTCAGAATATAAAGGAGACAAATTATATTATCCAAACAGAACCATTGAACTTTCTCCGGAATTGGCCGAATTAATGGGATATATGATAGCCGAAGGTAGCCAAAATGGAATTTTCTCTAATTTTAATATCAAATTAAATCAAGATTTTTATAATAAATGGTGTAGTATTTTTGGAAACGAATCGTGTATTCTTAGAAAGGAAGGATGCTATGTAGGAACCCACGGGGATGTAATACTTGCTCGTTTAGGATTTGTTAATGGTTCGTATTTTAAAGTTGTTCCCGACTGGATATTGAAAGGAAACAAATCCATTGTTACTGCGTTTTTACGAGGTTGTTATGCCGGAGATGGAAATTTCAGAAATCATCATTCAACATATGCAACTGTATCAGAAAAATTGGCAAGAAATATTCAATTACTTACCAATTTTATTGGGGTTAGAACAACATTGAAACAATATAGAAGCGGGATAAATAATTCATTAACTTGGGTGGTGCGGACGAGTAGTAAAGAGCAAACGACGAAGCTTTATAATATCATAAATCCAATTCGTGGATATTCAGCTTCCACAGTCTTTTCATCCACACAAAAACATTTTTCTCAGCATGATTATATAGTCACAAACGGGCGAAAATTTATTCATAATATTATAAACCAGTCAATTGTAAATAATTATAGTGATCAAATTATATTGTTAACCGAATGCTCTAATTATTTCAATTGGGTGTCTCTTTCTCAAACAGATAATATTGCAGCTTTATTGAAAAAACGGGGCCAGTTGAAAAAAATAAGAACAAACCCCACTGGGAAAAAGAATAACGCTGCAACATTACATGATATTTTCGAAGTATTAAAACCTTATTATATTAGAAAAATAAAGCATCAATTGGAACTAGGACCGTTTAAAGAGTATAAAGTTCATCGACAAAAATTAATTCCAATTCTTAATAAACTAAAAATTCTCTGTCCCGAAGCGTATGAAAAGGCGTCTCTATTGGCGAGAATGAATGTTTCATTTGACAAAGTAGATAAAATACAGCACGTAATCGGGTTGATAAATGTTTATGATTTAAAAGTTGATAAATCTGAACACTTCACTATAAATGGGGCAATTGTTCATAACTGCAAGCATTTAATTGCGTTGGCCGAGTATATTGAAAAAGAAGCGTCTCCCGTTGCTCCGGAAAAACCAGGGAAAGAGGAACCTTCTCCCGTCGTTCCGGAGAAACCATCTAAATTGAAGAAAACCGGAAAGCCCATTAACATTTTTGAAGCAATAAAGCAATTTGCTATTTCTAATCCAACGTTTGATGTTCCTTATGAAGATTAAGAAAAGCCAACTTAAAGTTCTTATTCGAGAAATCATCTGTGAAACCCTTCAACGACTTGACGAAGTAAGTCGTGGAGAATGGTGGATTTATCCCGGAGGAGATGCCCAATATGCTGATGGAGAAGTTGGAGACTCTGGACACGAAGGATATGTAATCGAGCACGTTGCTCGGGAAATATACGAGCATTTTTTGGGTTATGAGCCGGAAGACCAAATGGGATATCTTTCTTCCTATGAGGATTATCTTTTCAAATCCCTTCAATCCGAAGGACGCCTAACGGAACAGGATGTTGAAACATGGGAGAGGGGAGGGGGGCCAACCGAAGTCATTATAGAAAAACTCCTTGAAGACAAAGTATATACCGACAAACAACAAGCTGAGTTTGCGGTTTACATTGCATGGGGGAGTTCAAGCAAAGATGCTCGTGATTATGCCATGCGATATCTTGGATGGAAACGGATGACTACTTCTCCGAGTTATGGAACAGACATTCAAACGTGGTTTTTGAGAGATTCGGATTTGAGAGACATTAAACGTGGTATTTATGATGCTTGGGGATATGATGGAGACGAAGAAGATGATGATGCCTCTCACACCGTCACGATTGAAGTCAGGTCGAATAACAAAACGTTTAGTGGTATTCCTCTAAGTGAACTTGAAACGGCAACTATAGGTGATTTGGCAACATATCAAAGGGGAATGGCTTGGATGCGTGAGAGAAAATCGGCTCCAGTGATGGACCCAGTTAATTTTACCTATACGGGATAAAAACTATTATTCAAATCTATGAACCGCAATGTCATAGATTTGAAGAGAAGGATAACTTCTATCCCACGAAATATTTACGCTGTCTAAACTTCCACAGGTTTCGTTGATTGGTAAAGCTGGATTTCCCGATTGGGCCTTCACACTATGACTGATAAAAACGGGCGTTGGTTGTTGCATTTGTTGATAAAAAACCATGGCCGGTAAATCATAATCGGGGATTCGTTTAGTGCTAGATAAATCACTCCTATTGACTATTAGAGAACAAGTTATATCGGTTGCATTTGAAACATCGTTTTTTATAAAATCAACCATCATTGCTCCTCGTATGCTTGCGGTTGCCCATAACGTAAAATAATCACAGGTAGACGTGGCAACACTTGCGGTTGTTCCATTCGCATAACTAACAATAAAAGGAACCGGAACACCCGTAGCAGTGCTTCCATATATACTTGTATTTGTTGATGATGTAAAATAGGAAAAGGCGAGCGTGGCGGGTCGAATAAATCTTAAACCAACTGAATGAGAGGGGTATTGATCTCCATACACACTAGATGTTCCGGAACAAACTCCCATAAATAAATTCGGAGCAAGAATACCGCCCCCTATTACCGGATCGGAACCGGAATCAAAACAACAACGCATTCCAATTCTTATTTTTTTCCAATTATTACCGATGTACATTGTTCTAGCCAATCGATTCGATCCGATTAAAAGATATTGTTCGGGACCGGATGGATACATAGATTGTGAAATTAATAGAGGCATATTGTTTATTCTATTTTCGAGATACAAAGATTACTCAACCAAATTTTAAGACCATCAACATTAGAACTGGAAATGTTTATACAAACCGAATCCAGTGGTCCATCGGTTGCCTCATCAAAATTTGAAAATGAACCAACGTTCGAATTATAAGTATATCCGAGTTGGGACATATTTTGTGTTGACTGCTCAACTTGACAAGCAGTTCCTCGGTCGCTTACTGCGGCATTTGGAAGAACATTTGTCGAACCATAGTAAAATAATGAACAAGTTACAACGTTGGTGCTTATTTTACTAATTTCTGTCGATAGTATTAATCTATAACTTCCACTATTATCATTGGAATAACAAAGAGGTTGGGCTGCTGTTACTGAACTGAGGAAAGTTTGAACGTTTGATCCAGATGCTTTAAGAGAATGTATTTGACTGCGATAAAGTATTCCCGGTGGAGGACCAGCAAAGTTAAATTTCGTCGCAGTCCCTCGAACAAATATTCCTAATGAATGGGATACTGGGCTATCTCCATATACGCTTGATGTTCCCGAACATAATCCCATAAACATAAACCATAGAGGACCCGTGGAGGAAGAATAGGGAGTACTTAATGTACATCCTATTCTCAATTTTTTCCAATCTGTTCCGATATGTAAGGATCGAGCAAAATAAGATGCCACCCCAGTTGATCCGGATATTTCTATTTTTTTATCGGTTCCATCATTGGCAATCGTGGTATTTTCTATTATAGCATTTCCTACTACACGATACGAACCCGACCAACCAACTTCGCCGTCGTTAACTCCGTTCAAATCGGAGGAAGTTTCATATGATTCGAAAAAATCGGCATCCGTTAAACGTAAATAATTTGGTATAGCAGAATATGCTCCCATCCATCCATTTGTATCAGACCCGGAAGTATTTATTGTTGATCCCGTTGGATAAGAAGTGAAGTTGTCTTCGGAAACAGACGTAGGAGCATAGTTTAAAATCATTGCATACGGACTGCTCCATCCTCTACCAATACCTCCCAAACTTCGCAATCTAAAATTAGTAACGTATCCATCTAGAATCATTTGATTCGTTACATAATTATTAAAATTTGATTTAATAGAGGCGGTGGTAAAGTTATCTGCTTCTACACCGCTTGACCCACTCGTTGTTTTATTTGAGTTTTGAACGTTTGTAGAAGGAAATATGACAATTGGATTAACCATAGAAATCAGACCAAAGTATCTCCAACCAATATGAATGATCCATCAGGAACACGTATTAAACTAACGACAGCATATTGACCGGCTAAAGTTGTTTGACCGGCTCTATTTCGTATGATAACCGAAGAATCTGAACCGGTGACTATTAAAACTCCCGATCCGGATTGATAAATCATACACGAAAATGCGGAAGTAAGCGTGCCGGGAACGGTAATCAATGAAAGTGTTCCCATTGTAGCGGAAGCACTGGCCTCGCTTACTATTTTTCCATTATCAAAATCGGTCAGGGTATAAGAAGAGGTATAATGATTGAAATATCCACTACCTGTCAGAGCATATCCTCCACCAAAAATAACATCGGTTGTATTGACGATAGCAGATGCCGTTAAAACATTTTGAGCCCAACTTGAAGTAATAGGATATGTGGACCCTGTTTCAAGCCCCGTTCCGGTTCCACCGGGAGCCCAAGATGCAGACACGGCCCAAGAGGATGTTATTGGATATGTAGACCCGGTGGACAATCCTGAACCCGCATTCATAGCAAAAGATGCGGTTAATGCCCACGAAGCAGTTATAGGATACGTAGATCCTGTTTCCAGTCCAAATGAAATTGAAGGAGCCCAAGATGCGGATATTGCAAAGGACGAAGAAATAGATTGACTTGAAGTAATAGGATATGTTGATCCTGTTTCCAGTCCAAACTGAACCGATGGAGCCCAAGACGCCGAGCGTGCGAATGAAGCACTTACTGCAAACGAGGCAGTCCCGGAAAATTGTGAAGTATTCGAACCCGTCCAACTAGAAGAGAGATAAGCACTTAAGTTGGGAGATGATTGCGGTGCCCAGGAAGCACTTACTGCCCAAGAAGACGTTATAGGATATGTTGATCCGGTGGATAATCCAGTAGGCGTTGATGGAGCCCACGAAGCCGAAACGGACCAAGATGAAGTAATAGGATACGTAGATCCTGTATTCAATCCCGTTCCTACACTAGGAGCCCACGAAGCAGATGTGGCAAAAGAAGCGGTTCCTGTTAAACTGGCACTAATGTTTGGAACCGATAACGTATCAAGTTCCGGATTGTAATAAATAGAAGAAGTATCAATGTAAAGTATTTGACTTCCCGAACCAACAACAAACGGAACATAATAGTTCGTATTCGAGGAGGTTGCTTCTACTAAAATCGTAGATGCGGTAATGGACCCCGTAAAAGTAGTTAAATCACCACACGGCCCACAAATGATAAAAGCAGAGGGAATTGGAACGAGCGTTTTTTCTAGGAACGCAGTTCCATCTGCATTTCTTCGACTATAAACAATGTCGTTAGGATTGGCCATGTGTTTAATGAATTACTTACGATTTCTCAAAAACTCGTTGTCCTACTTTTCCAGCAATTAAAGCACTAAAAGCAAGCCCCCATTGAAGAGGAATGTCGGGAAGTGGTAATCCATGTACAACACACCAAATATAGGCAAATCCATGTACCAAGAGAATAAACCCGCCACCAACAAGCATAAAAACCCTCATTGAAGAGGTTCCACCTGTATTATCTTCCAACATTCCTCCAGCAAAAGGAGCCGTTGTATTCTCGGATGACTTTTCTGTTTCGGTTATATCATTCATGGTTTCCATAATTTTATCGTGTATATTTGTTTAGGGGAGCCCGAATCCATTTTCCGTTCACAAATACATAGATATATCCTCGTCCAATAGCAATGGTTCCTTCTTCTCCCGCCGATTTGGGAGGGGGACTATCGAACTTTATTTTTAGAGTGGATATATTATTACTGTTACTCATAATCCGTAAAAAGATTTAATGGGGCACGTCTCCAAATCCCGCCAGAATAAATATACAGATAACTATCATCATATGCCATCCACCCTTCTTTACCGGGAGAAGTGGGATAGGCAGGAGGAGCTTGCCATAAGGGTGTCTTTGCATCTTGATCAGTAGTAGACGATATCGTTTGAAGCGTGGATAAGATCTGGTGAACTGTCTTAGATGCTCCAAAGGTTCCTTTTCGGTCATCTCCCCACGTGACTCCCGGTCCCGGTGGTTCATCGCCCGCATTAAGATTTGGATATCGTTTGCTTTTCTGTTTGTCGGCATAACTATTGTGTTTAGTCATGTCATAATCAGTTGCAACAACTTCGGTTCCAATAATAATCTTCTTCGGTGTGAATAACTTGTCTGTCGTGGGATATTGTCGGTCTAAAAGTTGATAGGATTCCGGCAAAATGTAACCATTCGTAATGAGATTGAATTCGGTTCTGACAATTCTATCATCGTCGGAGTTCAATTCGATGGTATGGGAGAATCCTTCGGCCCGAACACGAAATCTAAACCCCCGAGGGCTTCCCCAATAATCTTTGGTGTTGAACTTTATTTTTTCAATGATTGGGTTCATTTGCTCATGATACTCCGTCCACACTATAAAACTATAAGTGAATACCATGTGGTCTGCCATAGTAATATTAAACACTTCATTTACTGGGGCGTTTTTAGATGTCAAAATAGAGAACTGAGTATATTTGTTCTTATGGGAGTTTTTTTGGATTACAGGGTACTTGATATATCGATTGAAGATTTCAACATCGTCATCGTTTTCTGAATTTGTCCTCCTAAAAATCATAGCAGGAAGTTGAAGTTTTCCTTGGCGATCCCGAAGAAATCCATCTCGTCTTGCGGCTACCCACTTTTCAGGAGATCCATAGAAAATAGGAACTTTAATGATGTTGCCTTCATCCACCACCGAAATCTGCATTTTTTCCAAATGATCAAACATTACTTGATCAACATCCATCAGTGTAATACGCTGATCTTTCTGTTTATCCGTATCTCTACGAACGGGAAAAGAACGATTTTCTCCAACTCTCTTTTCAGAGAGGGAGATATCTTCTTGCACCTGATTGGGAACAGGATTTTTGGAATTCCCACGCCAACTGGACATAAAATAGTATTGTTTTCCTCTCTATAAATAGTTGGATATGGGATGTTAAGTCCATCAAATTAAAATAACGAAATGTTTTGACTTTTATGTTTGTCTTATATGTATAGATAGCAAGTTATGGGACGAAAAGCCAAATACAAAACGGAAGAGGAACGAAGAGTCGCTCACAATGGATGGTCTCTTCGATATTATTATAAAAATCTTGAACACTGCCGAAAAAAACGCATGAAAAGATACTATGAGAAAATTAACCACAAATGAGTTCATAGAAAGAGCGAAGGAGATCCATGGAAA